CAACCTTTAGTCTTCCTTGTTCATCATTAATACTCATATCAAAATGTCCATCGCCAAGTTCTACATCAGCAGTTTTATTTATAAAGTAATTCATCCAATATCTATACTTAAATGTAACAGTAAATTCAAAAATACCACCACCTTCATATGCTAATGATGGCGCCCCAATACTTGCAGGATAACAGTCATATAGTTTTACACCATGTGTTACATCATCTCTAGCTTTAGGGTCTTCAGATGAACCTTCCGAATCAGCAAATTGTCCTAACTGAAATATATCTATGTCTGATACATAGTTTTCATACAGTTCATAATTATTTGTTAAAGTATTAAAAGCTGCTTGTTGCCATAATTCAAAATACTGTCTTTCTCTTAAATACTTATCTGCATAAAATGTTGCTGTTATGTCTGCATAGGTATGGTCGGTAACAATATGATAAGGAGCACCTGGTCCGTTTATTACTGATTCTGTGGTCATTGTTCTATCAGGCATTGTAATTGCTTTACAAAATGCATTTACTCTTTTACCCATTTTATTTTGTATTTGTGATGTTACAGCTTCAGAAGCGAAACCTCCTGCTTCTACTCTATCAACCTCGGTAATTGTTATACCATCTACTACTCTTGTTTTTTCAAGTATAGAACCTTTAGGTAATTGAAATGAAGTATAAAATCTATTATTTCTTGCAAAACCTTCTGCTTCGTTTATATATTGTAACATTTGGTTTATCAATGCTGGTTTATTTGACTGTAAGTTTGGATTATCAGGTGCTTGTCCACCTTCTATTTGTCTAAATCTTGGGTCTAATAAAATATTATCTAATGACCTATCTCTACTTATTCCAAATCTAACATCTGAACCAAATATCTTAACTCCGCCTCTAAATATTGCCATGTTTATCCTCTACTTTTTCCGTATACATAACTTGCACTTCGTTTCTTAAATTGTTGAACAGGTAAATAAACTGCTGTAGGAGCATCCTGTGAATCAATTCTCATAAATCCAGAGCGAACATGTGAATACAAATATTTTTTAATTGTTGGTTTAATTCTTGCAATTCCACCTACTCTTTGATAACTTACATCTAATCTTGTTGTGCTATCAAATTTTTGATTTGTTGCAAATCCTTGTAATTGTTGTAATACTCTAAATCTTATCATTGGTGATAGATAATGAAAATTCATACCTACAAAACCACCTCTAAATCCTTCTAATGGTAATACTAGAGGAAATGTGTCATAATATGGTAGTGTATCTTTAAACTTTGGGTCATAGAAAAATAGATTTAATCTACCTAATGAAGGTCTTTGATTAATCTTGCCTTGATTATATAACTTTCTAGCAGTTATAGTATCACTTAAAGATGATACTGCATTTCTATACCAGTTAGCAGATTTATAAACACCACCTGATTGACTACTAATTTTATCGAATATACTTGCCATGATACTATTTATACAGAAAAGGGCATAACTATTACTAGATATGCCCTAAAGTTTACTGATAGCGGAGAGAGAGAACCTCTAGTCTTCTGCTAGTTTTGAAAAATAATCAAGTGTATCATCACTTTCATTATTAGCAGACGCTATTGAGGCGCTATCATTACTTTTAACAGTACCGGCAGATGTGGATGGGAGGTCTACATTTTCTACCGTGTCTGTAATCTTAGAACCTGTAATTACTCGATTCAGTTTCTCTTTGAGTTCCTCATACGATTTAAAATTACTTGCCTCTAAGAATGGTTTTAAAGGATATTGTTTTTCCCATATCGCCTTGATTTTGTCATCATTTTCAGCAATAGGAGAAGTTCCTTCAAATTCTGATTTGTCATAATTCCAGAAACCATCAACCTTTCTAATTTTCAGTTTAAAGTTTGCACCTTTCCAGAAATCAAATGGGTTAATTGGTGTTTCATCTTCAAACGCTGGTTGCATTGCTTCAGTAATCTTGTCAAATATTTTCTTCCCAAATTTGAACAATTTTACTTGACCTTCGTTTTCTGGATGTGTTGGGTCTGATACGATTAAAACATTTGCATGATAAGAAAGTTTTCTTTTACGATTTCTAGCAATGCCTTTATCTGATTCAGAACCAGTATTCCATAATCTTGTGTTTTCTTCTGACACCGGGTCTTTATGACCTAATGTAGTTAAACTGTTTTCAATATACCAACCACCAGTTCCTTGAAATGCATGATTCCATATTCTGACCCATGGCATGTCTTCACCTGATGTTGCTGGTAAGAATCTTAATACTGCATACCCATTACCTGTTTTATCAAGTTCTGGTTTCCAATATCTGTCATCTTGGTATTTGTTTTTGTTTTTAGAATCCTCGGGACTGAGGTTTTCTTCTAGTGCTTTAGTTAGTTTGTCAAAACCACTAGATGATGTTTTTAATGATTCAAAGTCCATATATTACTCCGTATTTTAATATTATTGTATTGTTTATATTTTCGTATAGTAACACTTGTTACACTACTATTTATAATAGTTTTAACACCATTATACATCTATTTTGATAAAATGTCAAGCATGGTTGGGTATGTAATATATTCAACATTCTTACTATTTCTCCATCCGTCAATAACAACATTGATATCATCACTTGTTCCTACTGGCTTTTCATTTACTTTATAGAATTTTATATTTGGGTAACCTGTAAACATAGCATTCCATTGTAGAATCCAGTTATCTGCTGGTGTTCTACCATTTTCTGGTGATACATAGTGTTTTGTTCCTTTGTATATATTGTTTACTAAATGATTGGTACTCCATAAATCGTGTCCTATTAAAAAGACTTCTTTTAAATCTTTTATTTGTTCTACTGCGATTCTACCACTAGTAGCACCGGCTGCCCACCCTAAATCTTTTTTGTAATTCTCAATCAAGTCTGTTATGTTGTTTGAGTAATCAGGTTTATTCATCCAACTAACATTAATTGCTGAATGACTTACTGTTTTTTTAATAACTTCTTTTGTTTTACCTTTTGCCTTACCACTTTGAATTATCTTTGCAAGACCTGATAAGTTAGAACCATGAAATACAAATTCATCTGCATTTATTCTTTCGTTTTCTATATGGTCATCATAATAATCTTTTATTTCATCTCTAGTAATTTTATCAATAGCACCATATATCATCATCTCATAATGCATAGCAGGAACTTTTGTCCAATCTCTAAACCATGCCTCATTCTTTTGACAATAACCACTATTGTATATCTCATGACATACACCATGGTCTACTGCAACTAAAACATCAGGTGTAAAATCTCTATACAAAGCATTACAACCATATATTTTACCATGAGGTCTTAACTGTTCTAAATCAAAACCCTTTCTACTTTCACCATTACCTATGCAAAATGCTTTACTCATTACTTTCTTTTATATTTGTTATTTTAGATGATTTAAATCTAGATTTTATATCTTGTTTTGCTTCATCTAATGTTAAATTTCTTAATGCAAATAGATAAGTTTTTTTACCATCTAATGTAATGTTATATTTTTTATATATTGTTTTATGTTTCATAATTTATTCCTTTCTTGGTTCTGGTATAGACTGTTCATTACTTCCCCAAACTTCCATTGGTCCTATGGTTACTGAATGTGTAGCACATCCTGTTAATAATAATAATGTTAATATAATTAATAGTTTCATTAAACACAACCTGTCGGTTTTGGTAGACCACCATACTTTGCAATTTTCTTCATTGGTCCAGATTCAAAAACTTCATACAATTTACTTGCCTTTCTATCCATACCAAATTCTTTTGCAAATACTCTAACTGATGGTACTGTGCCTGTTGCACTATACATTTCTCTTGTTTTATCAATATACTTTTTATTTCATCTGTGATTTCTATACCATCCATTTTAGCCATTTCATACATGACTTCTTCTGACCAATCACTTTTATTTAATAAAAAACCATCTCCATCTCTATCACAACCTTTCATAACATTACCTCAATATATGTTTCATAAATTTTTAAATACCAATCTGTATAAAAGTGATAGTGTATAATTCCTATAAACATAATTGTAGAACCTACAATATTAACTACTATTAATGACCAATCTTTCCACATTATACCTACTATCAACCAACCTGTAATACCTACAAATTGAAAATACATGTTATATGGGTATAGATTCATGGCTGTAGTTATTGCACCTAATATCAATACGATACTTGCAAACCATTTTATGTACCAATCTAGTCCAGTAGATATTTCTTTTTGTACCACTCTTTAAACTCCGGGTCTTTATCAAATTCTTGTAGCAACTCTTGTTGGTCTACATTTCCACTTCTAATACAATCAGCAAGTAATTGCCATTTTTCTTCTTTAGTAAATTTTCTTACTTTTAAAAACTCACTCATAAAAATACCTCTCTCAATATTAATTTTGTTTCTGTTTGATTAAACTTTAAAAACGGTTTAAATTTAGTTATCTTTTTATAGAAGTTTGGCCATACAATTTTATCTGTTATTTTTTCTTGCCAATCTTTTATAAAATTTAAATGATAATCCATAATAATTAATGTTTCTGTACTAATCTTATTTCCAATACAATGTCGTAAAAGTATTGGATGCTGACCATCACGAACAATAACAACATCGGTGGGCATAATACCATCCATATCGCAAGTAGTAAGTATTCTAGAGCAATCTTCTTTGAAGAAATAGCTACTCGAATCGGTTCTCCTTTTGTATTGTAAATATATTTCATGACTTTCTTTTTCTAATAAACTTCCTGACCATGCCTTATTCTTTTTTAGAAAATTTGCAATCATAAAATCATCTATTTCATCTTGATTATATTTTACACTTAGTTTGTGAAACATATACCTATCATTTCTTTTTGTAAATGTTTCTAACTTTGTATGTATCATACCACTATGTTCTGTATAGTCATACTTGTCTGTTGTAAAATGTAATTTATATGCTAGATACTTTCTATAAACTGCAAAGCCGTCATAGTGTTCATTCATAAAGGTAAAGTTCCACCCTTTTCAACTAAATTTAATCCTTGTGCCTCTATTGTAATTTTTTCTTTTAGACTTTTAGATACATACTTACCAACTTCTGCTGGGTCTATCTTTTGTTGGTCACAATAAAAAAGAATAGCATCCATATATGACATGTCGCCATTTTCTCTTTTTATCTGTTCTATCTTTAGACTGAATTGTTTAGCGTTCATAATATAAAAATCTTGGGGTGTATTTCTGTGTGCCGAGCATACACCAGGCTCCGGCACTTCTTAAAGTGGTAGAGTGCCTAAACTATTTTACCTCTTGTAATTGTGGATTAACTGTATCATAAAAAGTTTGAATTGCTATTTGTAATTCTTCTTCATAATCTTTAGGTTCTTTCACAAAAGACTTCATTGAACCATCTTCTGCAGCCATCAATATGACTATCTGTTCTATTGGTTCATTATAAGTTTCAGCATACATCATTGAGTATGCTGTACATTGTAGAAAATAGTTATCTACCCATGCTTCTATTCTTTCTTTGTTTGCTGTTTTGAAATCAATAACTGATAGTTTTCCGTTGTATTCTGCGATACAATCAACTTGACCTGCAATGGTCAATTTAGGACTGTACATAATTTCTTCTACTAATCTAATGTTATTAATTTGGTCTAGATAGGGTTTCATTAATTTAAATAACCCTAATGGTAGGACATCCCTTATGGATGGTGTTTCGTTCTTCATGTATTGTTCTACTAATGTGTGTAGAGATTTACCTCTATTTGCACATCTTCGCATTTCCCAATTAGCAACATCTTCGCCAATTGATTCACGCCATTTAGTTAGTCCTTCGGACTTTCTCATGCTCAATACTGAAGTAACAGATGGATAATGTGTTCCATCTATTTCGTAAAATCTGTGACCGTTTATCTTCTTACCTTTTGTTTGAGGTAGAATCTTTTTGTCTATGTCTGTATGTATAAATTTCATATCTGTTCTCTATTTATATATTATATTCACTTATTATATACCAACCAACCCTAAATGTCAAGGCTGGTTGGCATACTAATATTTATTAGAATGATATACCTAAACTAAATGTAGCATATGTTGTGTCTACATATTTAGCTGTTCCTGTTGAATCTGAATCGTTTTTACCGACTTCTAATCCAACATCTATATCACTAATTGTTCTATTATAATTGACTTTAGTTACACTTCCTTTTAAGTCTTTACCCCATTCACCATAACTGAATGATAGGTTGTCTGTTAAATTTGCCGTAACTTCTGCCCATGAATAATCTTGTTCTGTTGCTGTTTTATAATTTCCCACAGAATAGTCATATGATATACCACCATAAGAAAGTCCTGTGTTAAATTCTTCATAATCGGAATCAAAATTATCACTATAATAATATCCTGTTACACCGGCATAAGAATCAAAACCTAATATTTTAAATGTTGTTCCTAAATAAACATCCATTTCAATACCTTGGTCTACATCTGCCATCCATATTCCTGCATAGGAACTTTTTGTATCTATATCTGCACCAAAACTTACTGCTGATTCAGATTGAAATACACCTCTATACCAATAGTCTGACATATAACCTATGTTATAACTAACTGGTGAAGCATGTGATGGTAAACTACCTAGTAGTAACAATACCATTAATATTTTTTTCATTTTAACTCCTTGTTATTTTGGATATACTGAAGGTCCTGTTGAAGATGATTTTGTAAATTCTGGATAAGCATCCAGTCCACATTCGGAGATATCAACTCCTAAATCTTCATCTTCTTCAGATACTTTCAATCCAAATGTTATTTTTATGATATACCAAAATAATGCACTTACAATAAAAGTCCATAAGAATATCATAACTATTCCATATAATTGTGCTGATAGTGTTCCAGTAGTAAATACTACTGCAAGTAATCCCCATATACCTGCCGTTCCGTGTGCTGATATAGCACCGACCGGGTCATCTAACTTCAGTCTATCTAAAGTTATAATTGAGTATACTACAATTACTCCACCTACTGCACCAATTAATAATGCAAGTCCTGGTGTTGGCGCTAAAGGTTCTGCTGTTATTGAAACTAGACCTGCAATTGCACCATTAAGTGCCATTGTTAAGTCTGACTTTCCAAACATTACTTTTGATAATATCAATGCACCCATAACACCACCAGCCGCAGCTAAGTTTGTGTTTACAAATATCATTGATACAGCATTTGCTTCAACTACATTCGATACTATTAATTCAGAACCACCATTGAATCCAAACCACCCTAACCATAATATAAAAGTACCTAATGTTGCAAGTGGTAAGTTTGCACCTGGCATAGCAACAACTTTGCCATCTACATATTTACCTTTACGAGCGCCTAATATTAAAACACCAGCAAGAGCTGCTGTCGCACCACATAAGTGAACAACTCCTGAACCTGCAAAATCTAAAAATCCTGCTTGGTCTAGAAATCCACCACCCCATTTCCAATATCCTTGTACTGGATAAATGAAACTTGTCATCACTACACAAAATAGTAGGAATGGCCATAGTTTCATTCTTTCTGCAACTGCACCTGATATGATTGAACAGGCTGTTGCTACAAATACAACTTGAAAGAAGTGGTCAGCCATACTTGAATAATAAATATCGCCTCCACTATTTAAAACTTCTTCTGTTGTATTATCTGCACCTAATAGAAATGCTAATTCAGGTATTACACCTGTGCCAACACTTGGGTACATAAGATTATATCCTACTATCATGAACATAATGCATGATATAGAATATAGTGCTATATTTTTAGTTAAGATTTCTGTCGTGTTTTTAGCTCTGACAAGACCAGATTCCAACATTGTGAATCCAGCGGCCATCCACATGACAAAAGCACCCATAACTAAAAAGTATAATGTATCTAGAGAATATGATATCTCTATTATACTATTTTCCATTGTTTACCTCGTTATTATTTTAGGTGAAAAGCGGTCCACCATTGTTTATTTAAGTCAGCAACCTGACTATGCTTTTCATAATATATATTTCAAATCGTTTTACAGCATGTAGCTAAAAATGTTCCTATCATCCATCCTGTTATCATTATTAGACTTATAAATCCAATAAATGCAACTGCAAATCTTAATACATCCCAATAATATTTAATTGTTTCCATTATTTACACCTTTTAGAATTTGGTTTTCTTTTACAACGATAAGTTCCATGACTTGAATTTTTTGTCATCTTAACTACTTTTCCACTTGCCGTTCTTTTAGGTTGTGGTGCTGATGGGATTGTTGATTTACTCATTAGTATTAACCTCTTGTCAATTTTAAAACTTTTTCAATTTGTGCCTTAATAATAGGTCCTCTATTTGGCCAATAAATATAATCTTCTTCACTTTTTGCAAGATTATATAAGAAAGGTAAAATTACTTTTTCTACCTCTTTAAATCTTTTAACTGTTTCTTCATTAGATATCTCTTTTGTCACCGTATCTTTTTCAGCAACTATCTGCATAATTTCATTCATCATACTTTTAATAGTCTGAACATCTGATTTCACTTTAGACAATTCTATATTTGTTTCTTTGTTCTCGCCTACTACCACTTTTTCTTCTACTGGTTTTTGATTGACTGGTGTAAAACCAAAATCTTGGTCTAAGTCAAAACCTCGCATATAATCTGGTATATCTGACATTACTTGTTCCTCTTTGCTCTCTCTTGGTGTTTTTTAACCACCTGTTTGGTCTTAATCTCTTTAATAGATTTATTACCATATCTATCTGCAAGTGCTGAATTAGGGTGGGCGTCTGCGATTCTGGATAGATTATCTTTCCAACCAGAATCACTTTTTATTCCACCGACACCTGCAACTATATTTATACCTGTGTGAACTTGTTCCACATCAGGATTATCAATTAAGTAGTTTTCCATTTCTGAAATTTTCATCATCTTTTCTTCAACTACTCCTGTTGATATATTGTGAAAGGTGTATGTAGGCATTATTGCATGTTCTCTAACGCTTTAGTGAAACGATTCGCATGACTTCTTTCTGCCTTTGCAAGGGTTTCAAACCAATCTGCAACTTCATCAAAACCTTCATCACGAGCAGTCTTTGCCATTCCAGGATACATATCTGTATACTCATGGGTTTCACCTATTATAGCAGCTTGTAGATTTAATCTACTATCTCCTATAGGTTCTCCTGTCGCTGGGTCACCACAGTCT